TCTTATCTATTGATGATTTGATTCGCCTAGCCGATATTATTTTTTCTAGCGATGAAATGTCTATGCTTGGTGCAATCGTAGGTTTTTGGTTTGGTTCGCGCGGTTGGTCTAAAAAATGAAAATCAGCGACAAGGGCGAACACTTGATGCACTTCTTTGAAGGCTACAGGACGCGCCCGTATCGATGTAGTGCCGCGATTTGGACGGTTGGTTGGGGTCACGCTATGTATGCCGACCAACTAGCCTTGCCAAACATTCGTAAAGAAGGTTACACAGGGCTAACCCGTGGTGAATATCAATTGAAAGAAGGTGATAACCGTGCTTGGTCAAAAGATGAATTGGTTGAACTATTCAAAAAAGATATCGAACTTTTTGAACGCGGTGTTCTTAGACTTTCTCCCAATCTTGCTAATCATCAAAGTAAATTTGACGCTGTGGTTTCATTTGCCTACAACGCGGGGCTTGGGAATTATCAGCGTTCTACCATTCGCATGAAAGTAAACCGCGGTGAATGGCATGATGCCGCCCATGCTTTTTTGTTATGGACAAAAGCGGGCGGCAAAGAAGTTAAAGGCTTGGTTAAGCGTAGGAAAGCCGAACGCGACTTGTTTTTAAGTTGATTCTTTTACAAAGATGCCATCGGCATTTAAGTAACCTTTGCGGTGTTTGATTTCATCGTATGCGCCTTTAAGACATTCGACCAAATCCAAATCAGCGCAAGCGCAACCCATGATAAGCGTAACCAAAATATCGCCGTAAGCATCTTTCATTGCGGCTACATCTTGTTTGGATATTGCATCAAACAATTCGTCTAATTCTTCTTTTGTTTTTAGGGCTTGCGCATAGGGTGTACTGTTTTGTACGATGCCGCGGGCTTCACCCCATTGGATAACGGCGATTTCTGCATTTGCGTAACTCATATTGCTTCTTTGTTAAATTGTGAACTCATGGCTTCTTCAAGGTTGAAGTATTCTTTAAAACATTCTTTAAAGTAAACTTGTTGTTCGCCAAAGCCAACCAACTGGCGATTGTAAATAAATACTTTCTTAGGCAAGCGCATTTTGCCGCTGATGTAGTCAACGCCTTTTTGCGTAATGCGCCAATAGCCCGACCCTTTAACTTCTTTCCTATCGTTTGGGTGTGCTTCAATCAAGCCCCAATAACGCATATTGGTAAAAGTTTTAGCCCGCATAAATTCGCGTGGTGCATTTTTAGCGGTGTTCACCCAACCATCAACAGCGGCACTTTGGTAAATCCACACCAAGGCTTGCGCGTTCTTATGCGTGATGGTGAACCCGTTGTACTTACCAAAGCGTTTACAGCATGGGCAATGCCCGCCATCGCCTTGCAAGACTTTCAAGTAATCTTTACTAATCTTGGCTAAGTATTCTTTTTCAAACAAATCATCCATTTTGTAGTGTCCTATAAGGCGGGGGTACTAATCACATTTACGCTTCGTCGCATAACCTAATTTGGTTGCCGCAAATGCAACTTTCCCCCCTTTGTTTGGTCGGGAATTACCTAAGTATTTTGCTTGTCATTCGTGGCTTGCGACCATAAGCCAAGCGAATCATTAGGTCTATGCTTTCCAACTTGTTTATCCCGATACTGTTACAGTTTCCAAGTTTGGTTAGGGCGCTACCCCAACATCAAAACGGTACGTCAAAATCATCAGGCATAGGCGCGGCTTGGCGTTGCGGTGTGCGAGGCTCAAGCGGCGGTTTAGCACTTAACCAACCGTCCCAACTAACGGGGATGTGGTCAATCTTTAAACTAATACCTTGTTGCCCTTTATCCCAAAGCGTACCAATTTTAGAAAAGCGTTTTTTGTTATTGCCTTGGGCATCGGTGTATTCACCGACAACAGCGATAAGGTCTAATTTAGTTGACATGGTTTAGTCTTTCGTTCAGTTTAAAAATCTTTGTGTCTAATTCTTCTAAGAATAATGCAACTTCTTTTTCAAGCATTGCAATATATTCTGAATCGTATTCAACGCGCTTAACAAACAACTGCAAACCATCAGGCAAACGCGGGTCGAACGATACAAAATCACACCATCGGCGACCCGTACAAGCCATTTGCCATTGCATTTGTGTGATGTACTTTGTAGGTACGGTTTCACTTAGCAATGTATCAATGTGCGTGGCGGTGTTAGGGCATTTGATTTCAATCAATCCTTGTTTGCCTACTAGCCCATCAGGTGAAGCCCCTGCGCGACCAAGCCAAGGGTTTGGAACATAACCAACTTGGTCAACCAAAACATCCGCATAAGATTCATACGCGGCACGGGCTAACGGTTCTGTTTCCGTACCCCATTGCATAGCCGCATTGCTATACGATTCTGCAACCGTGTTTGTCATGCGTTCGCAAATCAATTGCGCCATGTAGTTATCGCGTGATGCTGAATAACCGCTTTTAGTTTTAGCGATTACATCAGCAACGCGGGATGCCGTGACATTGCCCAAGCGGGCGGCAAACCATTCGGGTGTACCTTGTTCAATCATTAGATGCCCCAAATTCATCTTCAATATAACGAACCAATTGTTCATCGGGGTATTGCGAATCGTAAAACTTGGCAATTTCCATTGCAGATTCCAAATCAATTTTGTTTGCAATGTATTTAAGCAAACCCAAAATGATTGTTGAATTTGTGCCAATTTCTTCATCAAGCCTATCGTACAGTTCTTGCTTTTCTGCTTTTAACTGTTCAACCAACACATCGTATGCTTCAGTCGCGTATTTCATAATTTAGCCTTTACTTTATCTTTTGCGGAAATAACTTTCTTTTGCCAATCAGCATTGCCGTTACAAGCGGCATAAGCGGCTTTGTAGGCGGCTTTCAAATCATCTTGGTCGGTTGATGCCTCAATAGTCGCCAAATGGTCTATAAGGGCGCTTTCGTCAACATTCTTTGCAGGGATAGTTGCCATTGCGCCATCATCATCTTCAGGTGCAATTCCACAAGCCGCCATCAACGAACCGCGGCGGGCGTAGGTCAATGCCGACATATAAGCGGGCGGGTCATTCTTAACTACGGGAAACTGCAAAACGCCGCAATCAATTGTTTCGCCTGATTCATGGACAAAGATGGTTTCAACCATTACGCCGCCTACACATTCACGGGTTTTTTGCACAAGGGCAATGCCGTTATTGTTTAGCGCGTCTATAACCGCTTCAACACACGCGGCAAGGTCAGCGTATTTGTTTTTGAAATGCGGGTTGTAGGCGTTCTTTAAAGCGGGTGCAAATGCCTTTTGTGCTTGCACCAATGCCGTAGCAATTTGTTTCATTGTTCAATCCTTTTTACTTGTTTAGCAATTAACCAGTTATCCCCAAGTTGGCGAACCGAACGAACCCATTGCCGTTGATAGGAACGGATAACTTCAGGCGGTGCATCGTAGGCGGCAAAGATGGCGCGAACGCGTTTTAGAAATCGTGTGTTCATAGTTTCCTTGCTTTCATCATTGCATCAGCTACTTCATAAGCCATTACCGCTTGTATTTCATTAAATTCATTTTTTGAATGTTCAGCAAGAATTACAGATTGAATTGCTTTAGCCGCAAAGTAGTCACGCAAGGTCATGCCATTACTGCCGCCAATAATTATTCCTTTGTCATCAGTAATAATGCCTGTTGGAAATGCGTTCATGTTTAACCCCTCCAAGCCAACAGTACGCCCCAACCGCCAAAGATGACGATAGCCAAGGCACATTCGATAATTGTGGTGATGATTTTTTGTTTCATTTTGTTTTGTCCTTTGATGGGGGACTAAGCCCCCGTTTTTTAGATTGTTGTTACTTGAAGAATTTGGCATTGCAATGTTTCGCCCCAATTGCTTTTTACATATTCAGGTTGATTGGCAAAAGAATTAAATTTGCGCTGTTCAAGATTTACCAAATTTTGTGCAAGGTCTGCGCGTGATGCCCAACCCAACACAATCCAATCATTTAAGCATTTGCGATAGGAAACTACGCAATGGTTATAAGCATGAGTTTTGCTGTTGCGTGTAACGATAGAACCGTTAGGGCAAATTGCAGTATGTTTGTTCATTTCTGTTTCTCCTATACGACCCC